ATCTGCGGCATTTTCCTTCTGCGAAATGGTTCGCAAAACCGCATCAAAAACATAACAAAATGGACCCGAATCAGCTTATTTTCAGCTGACCGGGTCCTTCTTTTTTATTCCTTTTCATAGCATCGTGGTGACCTCCGTGCCGTCTTTGAAACAGAAGACGATCCGCTCGTCGGCATAGACCGTTACATGATCCACCAGGGTGTGCCACAGGGATTCCTTGAATTCCGCCGGGATCTCATCCACTTCGCCCAGTTCGAACAGAATGCCGCTGAAGATGATGGAGGTCGCGTCCATCTATTTTCGCTCCGCTATCAGGGCTTCATATTCCGCCTTCTTTGCTTCATAGCGTCCGGTCAGTTCTGCGTACTGTTTCTGATATGCCTGCTCCGTCATGGATGCGGAAGCATTCATCATAATGCAGCTGCGGATCATACTGGATAGCAGCTCCAGATCCTGCCCCGCCTGATCGATATCAGCATCGATGAAGTCCGTAAACGTCATGGCATTCATAACATAACGCAGTCCTTCGATCCGTTCCTCCGGATCGTCCATATACTGTGACAATGCATCCAGGAACCGCTCCTTCAGAACTTCTTCCCTGAGATGGGGTGTACCGCATTTTTCTCCGTTGTCGTATTTGTGGTTGCACCGCCAGATGACCCGACGGTATTTATCTGTGGAGTGCCAGGTTTTGGAGCCGTACACACTGCCACAGTCACCGCAGAAGATTTTTCCGGAGAAAGGACTGCCGCAGTCATGGCGTCTACCCCTGGAACGGCGCTGTTCCATTTCCACCTGCACCGCTTCCCATTCCTCAGGCTTGATGATGGCCGGGTGACTGTTCTCCACATAGTACTGTGGAACTTCGCCCTCATTAACTTTCATGGTCTTGGTCAGGAAATCCACCGTGTACTTCTTCTGAAGCAAGGCAGCACCCTTGTACTTTTCATTGGTGAGGATACTCTCCACCGTAGCTTTCTGCCAGACCTTCTTTTTGCCAGGAGTGGGAATACCTTCCTCCGTCAGCTTCCGGACAATGGCAGAGCTGGATTTGCCCGTCATGAACATCTTGTAGATCCGGATCACCAGTTCCGCTTCTTCCGGTACAATCTCCGGGATGCCGTTGGCACCTTTGCGGTAGCCCAGGAACTGCTTGTAGGGCATACTGACCTTGCCGTCGGCGAACCGTTTCCGCTGACCCCAGGTAACATTCTCTGAGATGGAGCGACTTTCTTCCTGGGCAAGGCTAGACATGATGGTGATCAGCAACTCACCTTTGCTGTCCAGGGTATAGATGTTTTCCTTTTCAAAGTAAACTTCCACACCCTTTTCCTTAAGCTTTCGGACAGTGGTGAGGCTATCCACGGTATTCCGGGCGAAGCGGCTCACACTCTTGGTCACGATCAGGTCGATCTTGCCAGACAGAGCATCAAAGATCATGCGGTTAAAGCCTTCCCGATTCTTCGTGCTGACACCGGAAATGCCCTCGTCGGTGTACACATCCACGAACTCCCAGTTGGGATTGCGCTTGATGTAACTGGTGTAGTAATCCACCTGGGCGGTGTAGCTGGTGAACTGCTCATCGCTGTCGGTGGAAACTCTGGCATATCCCGCCACCCGCCGCTTCACATTGGCGCTCTTCGGAGTGCCCGTGTGGAGGTTCAGGGTTGCGGGGATCATGGTTACATTTTTGGCTTTAGGCATACTTCACATTCCTTTCTCTGGTTTTCTCCCCGGCGGCAGCACGCATCTCGATCGTCCAGCTGGCGGCTCTGGAGCAGTCCTGCCATCGTTTAACGGTTACGGTTCCGTCGGCGAGGGTAAATTCCAGGGTGTTATCGTTATGGGCTGTAACAGCCGTTATTTCGCCCGTAGCTGACACCTGGGCTGCAATCTCCATCAGTGTGGATTCCGGGATAGCCTTAGAAGCGCAGGCGGCTTTGCCGAGGGTGTTGTAGGTACTGCAGATCCACACGGGGCCAGTGGCGGTGACCTTTCTGCGGTAATGCTTTCCACAATTGGCGCAGGTGATCATGCCGCTGAAGGGGTACTTTTCGGATGACTGCGGTTTGCCGTACTTCTGCGCCCTGCGTTGCATTTCCAGTTGTACCGAGTTATAGGTACCAATATCAATGATTGGCTCATGGGTGTTGCTGGCATGGTATTGGGGCAGCTGACCGTGGTTGACCAGGGTGCGTTTAGTCAGGTGATTCTCCCGGAACTTGGTTTGAAGCAGAAGGTTGCCGGTGTAGGTGTAGTTCTTGAGGACGCGGGTGACTGCACTCTTGTGCCAGGTGAAGCCTTGCTGAGTCAGGATACCTTCCTTATTCAGCCGCTTCATAATGGCGGTGACACCCTTGCCGCCCAGAAAGTCCGCATAAATGGATCGGACGATTTCTGCCTCCTCCGGAACCACGATGTACTGACCATCCTTGTAACGGTATCCCAGCATGAATCCCCGCCAAGGCTGGCCGTTTTCAAAGTTCTGCCGTACCCGCCACTTCTGGTTTTCGCTGGCGGAGAGGCTCTCTTCTTGCGCATAGGAAGCAAGGATCGAAAGCATCAACTCTCCGTCAGCGGTTCCTGTGTTGATGTTCTGCTCCTCGAAATACACGCTGATGCCGAGATTTTTCAGTTCTCGTACCGTTTCCAGCAGGGTCACCGTATTCCGGGCCATCCGGGATATGGACTTGGTGATAATGTGGTCGATCTTGCCTGCCTTGCAGTCGGTGAGCAGCTGTTGAAACTGCTCTCGACTATCTTTGGTGCCGGTCTTGGCCTCGTCGGCATACACACCTACATATTCCCATCCGGGGTGGCGGCGAATGTAATTGCTGTAATATTCCACTTGGGCAGCCAGGGAGTGGAGCATGGCGTCCTTACCGCTGGACACGCGGGCATATGCCGCCACCCGCTTCAGCTTGGGCTGCCTGGGCGGAAACTTTACCTTTTGTACGGTTCTTTCCACAAAAGATCCTCCTTTGTATCAATTTGGGGTACTGTATATTCGCTCTTTCCGGACGGTATAGCAAGTGTGTAAATCTACCGAAAAATGCTGCGTTTATTCAAGCCATAGTGACAAGCCAGCACAGCTTTGGCCGTAGCATGGTCCTTCTGGGATAGTTCTCCGTCATGCAACATGGTGTTCAGAACCGCCAGGGACACCCGGTACCGGATCAGATCCTTTTGCGGAGTGGCGCTGTGCGCTGAAATAACAGTCCCGGCTGCAGTATTTACGCTTTTGATTTCCATAGCTTTCAAACTCCTTTCCGCAATGGACACAGGTGAGGGTGTAATAGGCTTTTTTCCGAACCTGCTCCCGGTGGCTGTTCCACCATGCCATACGGCACTTATCGGAGCAGAAATGTTTTACCTTCCGGCCCACGGGTTGTGCCATGACCTTGCCGCAATTCTTGCAAGGCTTGCCGCCGTAAAGCTCCGGGTGGCGGCGAACATGGGCACGGATTGTACTGGACGGGATGCCCAACACTAGGGAGATTTCAGTGGTGTTCTTTCCTTGTTGGAGCATCTTGTGGATGATTTGGATGTCCTGTTTTTTCATGGATATTTTCCCCCTTCCAGTCAAACTACTTGGGGATAAGGTGGCCCCCGCAGGAGCCACCCACCCGGATTGATTAAGTGGACTTCACTTTCAACATCTTCACAGCCTCGGGCAGTACCAGCTTGGCATCCACCCGCTCGGAGGTGATAAAGGCTACCTGGCCACGGTCAGCATACCGCTCCACCAGACGCTTAATGACACGCTTGCCCCGGTCGCCGATCCAGAAGTAGCTGAAATCACCGAACAGGACAGGAATGCTGTCGGGAGCAACATCATCCAGTGCCCGGCACACATAGACGGGATGACCAAAGAGCTGCTTGGGATCACCCTTTTCCAAGCCGTTACGCCATACGGGACGGCCCTGATAATGGTTGATTCTGCGGAGGCGATTGTACGCATCCTCAGACATCACCCACACAGCCTTTTTCCGATATGCGGACTTCACAGAGTATTCCAGCTCGAGCATATCATCCAGGCTGATGTCACCCGTGTCTTCGGAAACAGCACCGACAGGTGCCTGGTAAATCAGACCCAGGGGCTTGCCGTTACCATCGCCACGGATGAAGGCTCCCTCTTCAGCCTTGCCGATACGCGCACTGAACATATCCAGAATGAACTTCTCCATGTCGACGCCGCCGTCCTCCAGCATCTCGTCGGTAGCACGGATGGAGGTGGCCAGCTTGTAGGCATCCAGAATGACTTCGCCGAACTCGGCATCCATGAACTTGATGGCAGTGCCCTCGGGGACCCAGTCGGCGCAATCAACGCCTT